TGGGGCAGTATCTTGTATCCCTTGTCGATCCCTTTTTGAGCAACCACAGCCATCTCTGGGTCGATGGGGGGCGCTCCCTTGGGGAAGGCCTCCTGTGAGTTCATTGGGGCAGCCTTGGCCTTCTCAGCGGCAGCCGCGACCTTTTCTTCAGCACTCAACACCACACCTGCTTTTCCCGCAGGGGTCTTCATTGCCAGAGCACCTACCACCGGCATCACTGCGCCACCGATTGCCTCACCAGCATTTCGGTTGCCAAGGGCTTCTCCGACCCCCCCACCGATCCCCTTCCACCCCTCAGATGCCATCTCAAACGGCGCTGCTGCAGCCTGTGTCAGGTTCTTACCCCCTTCGCTGCGGGGCTGATATGTGCCAGCCTGTGTGGTGTCCTTGACGACATCAGCGCCCTTTGCCATGGCAGCGTCAAATCCTTCACCTTGGGCCATTCCCCACATTGCACGGCCAGCACCAGCGAAACCACCGACCACGGAGGATGCGAGTCCAGTACCCGCCGACAGTGCTGCTTCACCAATCGCGCCAGGTGCGGCTTCCATACCCTTCAGTGTTGCATCGCGCTGTTCAGCAGACGGTGTTGCTCGAACAGGACCCTTTGGTCCCAGTGCAGACATCGGCTTCTTGGTGTCGTCCCACTCAGACACATCGTGTTCCCCATCAGCAAGATATGCGTCAGGGTCAAACCCCTTGGTTGCAGATTTTGCGAGGTATGCGTCAGGGTCAAAGGCTGCCATCTCAGACCCCCAACTTCTGACGGATCTTTACAGCGCGGGGGTCTTGAGGGTTTGCTGTTGCCCAGTCGAGTGCTTGCTGATCATCTGGCGCCAATTTTTTGGTGGTCTTGGCGACTGGTTTCGCGCCACCCAACCCGGCGATTTCCCGAGTCACACTGTCGATGTCACCTTGAGCGCGAGTCTTATCCTCCGGTGTCTTGGCGGCAGCTAGTTTCTCCTGTGCCTTGGCAAGCTCTTGGTTCATGATCTCAAGCCGCCCAGCATTCGCAGACGGATCTGACGTTGCTGTGTGTTTTGGGCTCAAGTCGGCGCGAACTTTCTTTGACCCTGCGACGTTGGCCTCAACCGCCTTATTCGCCATATCAAGTGCGGTCTTGTAGGCTTCAGGACTCTCGGCGGTCTGAAACATTTCCATTGCCATTTTGAGCGCAGTGACGTTTGGTCCACCCCGGCTAATGACCTGTTGGAATTCTGACGCAAGTTCCAGATTTGCGGCTTTGAGCGCTCGTAATTTCGGGTTGCTTAGTTTCTCGGCACCCCACTGCACTATCTGGTTGTATGGAACAAAGTCTTTGCGATCAACCGCAGCAGATGCCTCTAACGCATTACTGATGAGTTTCGGCATCGTCGCCTCGACACCAGCAAGCGTACCAGCGCGACGACCGGCAGAGGTGGCACTGGAGAGGTCAAATTTCTGTTGCGCCCGACCAGCGAGTACATCTTCCGGGGTAATGCCGAGTTCAGCGGCCCACTTTATAACATTCTGCTGGACAGTCTTGTCCAGACCACGAAGACTCGATGGGTTGATGATCCACTGACCGACCGACAAACGACGCTCCGCATCGGAGATGGTTGCCTCATCCCGGCCAGCAAGTCCCGCAAGAGTCCCTCGCGACCCAGATCCAGCAGCCAAGATCATCTTCTTGCGTTCATCATATTGTTCAGGAGTGACCTCCCCTGCTTCACGGGCAGCCTCAAGAGTATCAAGTTGTTCGATTGACTGTGCGCTCTTTCCCTCATAACTGAGAGCACGAGCACTCTTCAACTTGGCATCCAATGCTTCTTTGATCTGCGCGCGACCGTACGCACCAGCATCGATTTTGTCCCGGAGGATTTCTGGCGTAGCCTTCTCAAGCTGTGCGATGTCCTCTTCCTTCATCTTGGGTTGTTTGGTCTCGGGGTTGACATTAGCCCGCTCCATGGTGGCCAGAGCCTTCATTCCAGTGGTGAAGTTTTCCATTGCCTTCAACGGGTCATCGGCGTTCTCCTTCTTCCATCGTTTCCAGATGTAGTCGGAACGTTCATGCGCGTCATCCGTGGCTGTCTTCATGGAAGCCAACGTATCTTTGTCGAGTTGACCCAAATGCTTCTGGTATTCGATAGCGTGTGCCTGTGTTGCCTCCAGCGTCTTGAGCAACCCCTGTTGTGCCTTGGGGCTCAGGTTTTTACCCTTTTCGAGAGCCTCTGATAGCCCTTCAGGCGTGTGGAAATTGACACCTTCTTCCTGCAGCGCCTGCAGTGCCGCACGGTCTTTGGCCTCATCTTGACGCTGTTGTTCCGCCTGGTTGAACTCACCAACCCCCTCGGCCAAGCTATAAGCCTTCTTGGTGTTCCCCATCGGATCGATTGGAGCAAAGGGTTTCACACTCGCTGCGATGTTAGGATCTACCGGCGTGAGACCAGATTGCTGAATGTGCGCAGCGGGCGCACCCATCGGAATTTGATAGTCAATGGGCATGTTGATTCCTCAAGGTTGTGCGAACGGGTCAGCTACGGGCACGAACGGGGGGTTGTCGGGACTGGCCCAACTCTGTGTGGTCGCACCGAATGGATTTGCTGTTAGATCCATAGGTAATTGACCCGCATACGGAGCGGTCCCAGATCCGAGGTCGCCCGTCACTTGCGTTGTGGCTGTCCCAGGATCGTAAGTCGGCGTGGGTGTCGGGGTCTGGAATCCCGTCATATCGATGGGGGTTGCGCCCGCATTTGGGTCCAACCCTGGCAGCGTCGGCGTACCTGTATTGTTGGCTCCGCCAATCTTGTTCAAAATCGAATCCGCGTTCAGAGTGTTACCCAAGTTGCTTGCGCCCGACGCTAAAATGTTAGCTGCACCCGCGAGTCCCGAAGCCTTGCCTGCGGCGGCGCCTGTGATGCCGGTTGCCTTTGCACCTGCTGATCCTGTGATTCCCCCAGCCGTATATCCGGCAGACCCCACTTCACCAGCAGCAGTCGCATTCGCCGCACCCGTGACCCCGCCCGCAATCGCATTCGATGCGCCGAGAGTTCCCGCCGCACCCGCGTTACCGATGGCTTGCTGTGCCGTCTCGACGCTGACCCCATTGGCAGCCAATGCAGTCTGCAGTTGCGCGGTGGACACTTGTCCAGTAGCGACCATGTTCTGCAACGCACCAAGCGATAGATTGTTCTGCTGCAACCATTGAGTGAACGCCTGCTGTTCGTATTGGGCAGCATTTGCTTGACCGAACTTGACAAGTCCTGCTTCGGTATTGGACCCCAACAACCCACCCTTCGACGCGGCGCTGTTCTGGATAATGTCCATACCCTGCTGTTGAGCAAACTGCATGGCCGCGCTATTCTGGGCCATGTCCATCGTGAATGGGGTGTTGAACTGACCACCAGGCTGGAGCCCCGCCGATAGAGTCTTCAGCGCATCGGTGCCCGCAGACATGTACGGTTGTTGGTTCACGGTTTGATTGGCGAGGGTTTGATTGGCAGTACCAATCGCGGCGGTCTGACCCGCGATTTGCTGCTGAGACGCGTCGAGAGCGCCCTTTGCCTGAATTCCTCCTGCCTGGGTTGCCGCACCGGCCAGAGTACCAGCAGCACCCGTCGCAGCGTCTGCCTGAAGTTTTGCGGCGGCGAGTTGTGCGGGAGACAGCACATTGGCCGCATCAGTAGCCCCCTGGGCCTGAATGTTCCCTGCCTGCTGGGCAGCAGTAGCAGCAGCCAGGGTCCCCGCTGCGTTCAGCACATTGCCAGCAGTGGAAGAGGTGCCGGGAGCAGAACCGCCCGCACCAAGCGCTCCAGCAGCACCTGCAGTTAAAACTCCCCCCACACCGCCCGGCGCGCCGCCAGTGAGATTACTCGCAGCAGCCTTGGATGCGCCATTGATCATTGTGGACATTGCGGCGGAACCGGGTTGCGCGACCTGTAGTGCGCCGCCCGCCATGACTGCTTCAGCGGTGTTGCCGGTTGCCTGTGCCACTGTCGCGGCAGCCTGTTCCACTGACATGCCCGAATCAACATATGCCTGCGTCGCCGCCGCAACCTGTTCTGCCGTCATCGTGGCACTCGTGGCCGCGCTGGCCAGTGCACCAAGCCCGCTGGCAATGCCCCCGGTCAACGCCCCCGTGGTGCCACCCTTGATGATACCGTCGAGTACGCTTCCGCCAGTCACTGCCGCTGTCACGCCCCCGATTGCGGCACCAGTGGCAGCACCACCAATAATCGCAGCCCCCACCGCACCAATGCCTGCGTCAATGCACACTGCCGCTACAGCCGAAGCGATTACTGCCATTTAAGTCCCTTTCGGCGCGTTCGCGCAATGTTCCAAATACTGCTCATGGGTGCCTACAACCAACTCCTGCAACAGTGTTGGGACGTCCTTGCAACCACTCGACCCATGAAAAGTGATCCACCGCACATCGGTCAACGTGCGGCCCGCCTTGCTGAACCCAGGATGCGATTCAATCACCATAGGCGCATCGAGTTGGCGCAAAACCCCATCGTCACTCACCACCAAAATGCTCCCCTCAAGTAACACATCGATGGTACTGAACTTGTGGATTGCACCTGTGATTATGGTGCCTTTAGGGACATACATTTCACGACCGTAGACACCTTCGCTGAAATAGTGACGAACCGGAACCTCCACTTGAGGTAGTTTCAGACTCGCCTCAGTCAGCATTCGGATTTCGTCACGGGGGGTTAGATCGTTCATACGGAGGTGATGGTTTCCCATCCTGAAGCGCCACCAACACGCAATTTATTGAGCGTAGTGTCAAAGTAAATTGCACCCTTCACATAGGCTGGGGCCGACGCTGTTGGGGCTTGGATTGGTTGAACCAGAGCAGGAGTGGTGAGATTCGAGTATAAGAACTGAAACCACTGCCGCCAAGGTTGTGTGAGCGTACCGTCACGGGTCTCCGATACCTTGGAGCTATACGGAGGCAATCGCATTTGTGTCATGGATCAATCTCCGCACCCGCAATGACAAAAGGTACTGGGTCAGTGAGTGTAAACCGAAAAACAAAATCTATGGCGCTACCAAGTCGGTCCCACTTCACCCGAGGTGTTCGGTACTGTCCAACCTTCCCAATGGTACGTCTACGTGGACTGCCGTAGGTTCTCCCCTCGTCTCGGGACACTTCGAGAGTGATATAGAAGTCAGACGCCTCTGGCACATTCCCTGTGTCCATGATGAGTGCCAACTCAGTGATCGGGAATTCCACTCCATTGTTGCGCAGGTGCTTTGAAATGACTTGCCGTTTTTGGGGGACACCACTGTCATCATAGGCTGTAGGTGACAGGATGTAGAGCTTCGTGGAAGAGTTGTCCCAAAACAAGGTGCGGGAATTGAACACCACCGCCCCGTCCGCATAGTGTCGGCTCAGTGCTGACCCAGTCTGCACCACACTCCAGATGCCAGTATTCAGGTCATAGATCAAGGACCTGTTGGCGGTGGGAAAGGTGATTTGGTACATGGAGTGGCCATCTACCGTGTACCCAAACCCAACAGCATCCCCCATGGTGTAGAGCCTGCCAAGTGCAGCGATGTAATCGTCGACATCGCTCGTACTCACTTTGGTGGGGGTGATCCCAACCGTGTTGTAAACTGCCAGACCCCCTTGAGTGCCGAGACCAAGAAACGGCACCCCCTGATCCACCAACGCAGGACTCCACTTGGCAGCCAACCCATAGGGCTGGGTGCTGCCGGTAATCAACTGAAATGGTTGAGGACTCAACCCAGCGTCCTGCCAATATTCAATGGAACTGGTGCCCCACAGGATCAAGACACTGCCGATGGTGGATACCGCAGTCAAGAGGTCACTGTTCTGTTGCTTGACGATGAACATCGACGCACCAGCATTAGTCCAAGTGAGTCCATCAAGCGCGGCACTGATGTAAGCCGAGCGACTTGCGGGGGCCTCCACAATAAACCTGCCACTCAGGGCCGTGACAGTGGTCGCACCATTTGGGAAATTCACATCACTAATCTGCGAGAACACCCCTGTGCCTGTGGCGTAAATGTAGCCATGTGCCCCATCCACAATGATCAACTGTGCATAGTTATCACTCAAAGAGACTCGATTGACTGTGGTGGTCAGGGTCCCGAGTGCCACACACACTCCAGTAATGGACACCGAGTAAAGGGTCGCACCAGCTACAACGTAACAGACCTGACCAATGACCCGCGCGCCACGGATGGGGGACCCAGGGATGTCAATCCACGGGAATGACCCAGGGGTTCCACGAACCACAATCTTGGCGCCCTCAAGTTCCTTGCGGATGTCGTAGTAGCAATTTGTTCGGTACTCCGATGCTATCGCAAAGGAGTCGGCACGAAGACCGATCCCGAACAGGTTTACTGGCTTCAATCCGAACTCCCCGGCTGAAAGTACCGAGTCTCAATTTCAGCATCCTTTTTCTGCGCGATCATGAGAGACTCTTTTCGGATTGCCTCTTGCACCGGCAGCCAAGCAGCATTGAACATGCTTGCCCCTTCGCGCGCGAGTTCCCAACAAAGTGGGCGATACCATTCTTGTGGATAGTAAGGAAGATCAGTGCTGTTCACGAAGTCTTGTACCGGCTCCATATAGGTCAGCACGAGGTGTTTCGTTACGTCCTGCGCGCCAGCCACATCGGTATATAAGTAACTGAACCCGAGTTGATTCTCGTAGTAAATCGCCCCCGGGTCACTGATGTTGGTGGGAGCAACTTTACTCGGCAGCAGGTCGTAATCACGCGCCTGCATAATGTTCATCGGGGTGTCGTTGAGATCGATGTCTCGCAACACCGCCGCCTCAATCGACAAGGGTTGCTGTGGTGTGGTAGTGTAGAAATACACTACTGTGTTCACAGAGGATGAGGATGGAAGTTGCGTTGCAAGGTAAACGACGTTGCCATTAATGAGCGACACAGTGGTCCAGAATAGATCACCGGTGTCCAACTCCACGGCGATATTTCCGCCTACAGTGATACCTGTGATGACAGCGACTTGAATCGCCCCGGCCCCACCAGGCGCAACTGCTGTGTTGACAGTTTGAACGTAAGAAGCCGCCCACCCAATCGCCTTGGGACCGACAACATATTGGCCGGTGGTAGAGTGCAGAAATAGGTGTCCACGTTTACGAGTCCAAACCTTCAACCCTGGCGCGAAGTCTGTCTTCCCCATCCACTGTTTGCAGATGAGATTGAGTTTGCGCACCATGTCCTGCATGATGACAGGATCAATGGGGTCGATACCATCGATTTTCTTGATGTTCAGCAGAGCCTCTCGGACAACATCATCGCGAGTGACGTAGAACGAATATGAGCCGCTGGTACTCATGCTGCGTCCCGATCAGGTATGCCAAGTTTCGCGTCGATAGTCTGCTCCAAGTGCCAATAGACCTCTTCCTTAGAGATGTCCACTTGACACTGCGCCGTACCGGTGTCTTCATCCTTGGTACAAGTCTTCCAACCGTAATGCATCATGTGACAAGCTGGAGCCTCATCGTTCCCCCGGCCAGTGCAGTTGGTTCCCTTGCCGTAAAGCGACACCGTGTTTACCCAATCACGTGTCAGATTCTCGACAGACGAGTGTGATAGGAAGATCACTTTCGGCATAGGCTCATTGGCTACCGAGTTCAACACACCAGTCTCAGGGCCGATCACCAGATCCGCTTCAAACGCGAATGCCAGGGTCTGCCGAATGGACCACTTGCCACAGGTGCGTGTCACGCGCGGTTCTTTCTCCCATCCCGCCTCCAACATCGCCGCTTCAGGACCGCCGCATAGCACGACATCGACATCCTTGTAGTTGAGCATGAGCGCGGCAATGATTGCATCGAGTCCAGCCCAGGTTTTGTGCACAGAGGACCCTGCGAGGCTCCAGAGTACAACAAACTTACCGAGCCTTGCCCGCTGTTTGCGCGCCCACGCCCGTTCATCCAATGTGGTGTAGAACTTGATCACAGGATTATGGTCAAGTCCGGCCAGATCGTGCTGGTGCTCAACATAGTTCTGGTTCATGTGTTTATGCCGAATCATTGGTGTCCAGACATCTGCTGCAGTACGGCCTGGCATGGCCAGAAACGACCCTTCGACAGATTCGCTGAGGTTCACGAACTTGGTGTATTTCTTGGCCTGCCACTTCCAAAAGTCACCGAGGTGCGCGTTGGGTACTTGGTCCTTGTCCAGCAGCATGATGCCATCGAGGTTTGGGTCTTCAGTGACGATGGCCGCGCCCGGGTTGCTGGTCATCAGTGTGACATGATAACCCTGACGCTTGAGACCGGCCCAGACGCTAGACGCCTGCATCAAGTCACCAAATGCACCGAAGCGGCAGACGAGGGCTGACTTCTGGGGTTTCTCCATCTGCCAAGACTGATCAGTGGCCTTACTTTGCAACTTCTTAAAGATCAGAAGCATGGAATACTCCATGTCGTCATTGCGCTCTTGACACTCGACCAAGTCCCACCCTTTCCGGTCGAACATTGCGTTGATGATGTCCTTGGGTAGAAAGTCGTGCTTATGGTCCGGGTTCGCGCCCGGTTTGCCGATGTTGGGATAGAAGTTCTTGTGTGGAAGATACAAGACCATGTACCCACCCACCTTCACCAGACGCCACCACTCGATCAAAGCGGCCTTGAAATTCTCGATGTGTTCCAACAGGTGGCTTGAGTAAACGAAGTCCATGGATTGACTGGCGAAGATGTCCATCTTCTCACAGGTCTCCACACGAATGTCAGGATGAATGTTGTGTCCGAACTGCTCATGATGACCGTTGTCAACTGAGAGCACGTGAGGCAGAACTTTGAAAGTTCCGGCGCCAAGGTCCAAACCTCTGCCACGCAGATAGGGTGCAACTTCCCAAACAATCTTCTTGGATTCCGCGACGTATGGGTCATTGATGTCCCAAGTCATACGAGGCTCCAGACAGGTTTACCCTTGATGGCGACGATCTTCACCGGGATCAGCGCAGCAGCATTCTTGACCTCAGCCCAATTCAGATTCTTCGCTTGGGCTTCCTTGTAGACATCGGACTGCGCGATTGGTCCACCATCCAGGATGTTGCGCACAAACGCGTCAAATGATTCCCTTTCTTCCTCTTCCTCCTCTGGTTCCACGACAGTCACATCGGGCTTGAGCGGATTGCCGCCACCATCAAAAAGGACTCCGTTCTGCTCATACAGAGCTTGCGGATGCCCCCAAATGGTTCCGTGGGGTTTCGAGGGGTCGAGTTTCATGCGCGTGTGCTCCTAAACGTAGATGGTTGATTCCTTAGCCTTGTTGAGGACTCCCTCCAACGAAGCCAAGATGTTGCGCTCCAGACCCGAACGGGTCATGGTGAGTGCTGGGTGCGGGATGTCTGCAACGATTGCCCTACAGAGGTCATCCAGTGAAATGTCGACAGCTATGCCCGTTTCCTTCACGGTTACCGTTATTTCAGGGTTGTGCCAATGTCTGGACACATGCACCATGACTTTTTGCGGTGGGACCTCGGCCATCTGACACTCCTAAGTTGTTGGATTATGCCTTGTTTTAGTATGTGAAGCTAGTTCCAAATTCCACCTCGAACGTAGTTGCCACGAGAACTCACTACCGGGGCGCCGAACGTCGCCGTGCTACCCGCCCACTGGTAGGTTCCGGGCACAGCCGCTACAAGCGCCGCAATGCTGGCCGGACTACCTTGCCATGCCCACGCACCAACGGTAGCACCTACAAGCGCGGGGACCGCTGCCTGCACCCCTGCCCACGTGTACGCGCCCGTGGTGGCGTTTACCAGCAGGGGGACATTGGCCGGAGCCCCTAGCCATGAATACTGACCGGGAGCGGCTGCAATTTGCAGGGGCACATCACTCTGCGTGCCGGTCCAAGCGTATGCACCGATACCCGCCGAGATGACGACAGTGCTGGCAAAGGTGGCCGTGGTTCCGGCCCACGTGTACGCACCCGGAGCGCCATTGACCTGCGAGGGCACATCGGCCTGGACTCCAGACCACGTATAGAGTCCCGGAGAAGCCGATAACCCACCACTGAATGTGACCGCAACACCCGCCCACGTGTACGCGCCGGGCAGTGCCTGAACCAGCAACGGAATAGACGAGGTGAGTCCAGCCCAAGACCACGTGCCGGGGGCGGCGTTGACCAGCGCAGGGACTGCCGATGTTGTGCCCGCCCAAGAATACGCACCGATGGTCTGCGATACGAGAATGGGTACGTTGGCAGGAGCGCCGGCCCAAGAATACGCACCGGGGGCAGCGTTGACCAGTGCTGGGACACCAGATGTCGTGCCAGCCCAAGAATAAGTGCCCGTAACCGAATTGACCAGTGCCGGGACTGTGGACAACGTGCCCGACCAAGAATACGCACCGGGGGCCGCACCGACTAGCACCGGGACGAGTGCCGCGACACCCGTCCAACTGTACGCGCCCGCCGTGGCAGGAATTAGAAGCGGGACTGTGGAAGTGCTGCCTGCCCAGGAGTAAGCGCCGGGGGATCCGGCGATTAGGCCAAGTAGGGGAGAAGTGCTACCTGCCCAAGTGAACGCGCCGGGGCTGGCGGAAACTGTGACAACGCCACCGCCGCCTCCTCCGGTGAGAGCGAGGAGCAGGGACATTTAATTACTCGAAATAGGCGTCGAATCCGACGGTGTGAATCACCGAGCCAGCAGAAGCTACAGTACCCTGTTGACGGCATGTAGTTGCCACAAACTCACCAGGAGCAATAACGATTGGAGCAGCAAAGGCTCGATAGATACCCTGCGGGCTAAGCAATGTCCCTGCCGGTGCGGTCACTACACAACCTTCTACCCCAAGCATGATGTGCCGTGGAGCTTTCGTTGTGCCGGTGGTGAAGGAGGCAGATTCTGCTGTAGCCAGTGATACTGCGGTATGCCCAAAAGCCAACCCATAAAGAAACGCCAAGGGGCCACCAGTAATAGCTGCATCAACTACCGAGTGAATCCATACTCCAGTAATAATCAGGTTGCGCCCTGTTAATCCTGCTACTGCAGCGGGATTCTGGTAGGAGGTCATAACCCCAAGCGTACCTGCCGCGAGTGTGCATAAGTCATGTGATACCCCACCCAGTCCAACTGGATTTCCCGTACCAACTGCGGTATTACTTAGGGCTGAAGCTGCTGCAATTGCAGCATTCAAATAGTTCGATGTCGATGGGTTGGTTGCGGGTGAGACACCATTCTGTACTTGGTATCCCATGTGCCCGAAGCCAGCCTTCTGAGTCGCCCAAGGTCTTGCCAAGTCAGGTCCAAGCTCAGTGATGAAGCAGTCCGTTACTTTCAGAATTGGGGCCAGCGCAGGGGCGGAGCCAGCGGTGTAGACCCGGAAGGTCAAAGGCTGCGATGCCGCCTGGAATGGTTGACCTTGCGTTGGTGCATTGGTCTGCATTGTCAAAACAGCCTGCAATATGTCATCAATATAGAACAGCACCGTATCCGTCTGAATCACGATCAACCAGTCGTGATTGATTGAACCCGAGGGGACGGTAATCGGTCCTGTTGAGGTTTCCGTACCGTTGTAGTTGATGTAACCGCGAAGCTCGCCCGAGGTATTGAACCTGTAGAACACACCGTCCGTTGGCGCGCCGGGAGCCGCACCGTTCAGCGTAGCCTGGAATAGACCGAACTCAATGGTCTGGTTGGCCTGAGCGCCGTTGGGAATCTGCGCTGAGACATTGACACGCAACTCAGCCTTGGCAAACAACGGGAAGTTCTTCCAAGTCTGGAAGCCACACGAGGTTGACAGGGTAGTAACTGAGCCGGAGTTCAACGTCAAAAAACCCGACGCCTGCGCTGCAGTCATCGTCGTGAACGCGTATTTGTACTTTGAAGTATTCTGGAAAGTCGCGTTGAACGTGTCATCCCACAGCAAAGTCTTCGCCGCCGTGTACAGACCTTCTCCTTCAGACACATAGACTTGGTTCACACGACCACCAGCCACCACTGAGCCGAGCCCTGCGTCGTTCTGTCCGGCAAGCGCAACGAAACCGGCTTGATTCAAAACCTGGGGCGTTGTCACCTTCAGGTTGTAGTTGGCGTCAACGTTCGCCTTACCTGCCGTATTGGAGCCACCGTTGATTACACTGTCCATTGCCATAATAGTTCCTTGTCAATCTGCCCAGACCCAACGAATGGCGAAGGTGCCTTGAATCTTTTCACTCGCTCGACCATAAATCGTGAACCCCGTACCAGCAGTTGGCGTTCCACCGGTGAACTCAGCGAACAACGCGATGTAGCGATGGTCTGATGCTGTGTGGTCGCTGGTGCTGTCGTCCGCCATAATGTACGCTTCCACTTTGCTGGTGGCGCTGATGGTCGTCTGCCCGGTCACAGCAATCAACGCCTCGTTAGAGCCAGGGTAGGCTCCGAAGTCGATGGTTGCTGTGCCCTGACCAGTTGCCATGGCTTAAGTCGCCGTACCTTGGAACACGGGCTGCGTGCCGGAACTGACCCCGTTAACGTTGATCTGAAGTCCAGGGACCAACGAAATTGGGCCGCCCAAGTCAATGTAGCCGAACACATGCTTGCCCGCGTCAGTGCTATCGTAGAACGCTCCCCAGTATGCGCCTGTGGGGTTGGCGGCATTCGCGGCCAGCGTGATGGGGCTGGTGCAGTTGAGACTAGTCACCGCACCTGCGAGGGTAGAGGTGCAGCCCGCAACGGTGATGCCACCAGTGGTGTAGCTGCCCGCAGCAGCAACCTCGTTGGTCGCATAATTCTGCGCGCCACCCGCACCATAACGAGGGTCGCTGTCCGTCACCGTGGGCGGCGCGACATTCGTCATGATGATCATCTTGATCGTGTTGGTGGCCCAGAGGGATGCCAGACCGGTGAGCGACATGTTGCTCACAAATTTTGCACTAACGTGCGTTGCTCCTGCTGCCATTACTGATACTCCTGGATAGCCAGCGTTGAAGCGCTGGCACAGATTGCATGAATTGCACCGGTCGTGAACGTGTATCTATCCATGACCCACGTACCGTTCGGCGTCAACACTATCCCGCTATTCATGGCAGCGGCAAACCCATCCCCAAAATACACATTCACGGTGCCGAGGTTGAACACCACCAATTTCTTCCGGGCCGCATTGGCAGCGATCACCACGGAGTCCGAGCTTGTGACGCTGGCTGTGGCAGGCGCAAGCGCAGTGCCCAACCCCCGCATCATCGCACTCATTCCACGCAGCTTGGCGGCCTCGGTACCGGCAACATCACCATAGACAGCCGCATCGGTAGTCGATCCCTCTGCTACATCCGCCCCATCTGCTAGAGTGACCGCTCCACCGCCTCCACCGCCACTGCCCGGCGTGGCCTTGACCCATGCAAGACCAACCGTGTCCCACACATACGTCGCAACCTTATTGACGTTCTCGGATTGGATGCCCGAGACTGCGTCGACAAGGATGTTTCGGTGTAGGTAGGCGCTTTGCGGATCCGCCACGGATTACATCCGGTCGAGGTAATTGTTCCGCTCGACAAAGCCCACATTGCCCAACTCGTCCTTGGCCTCACCATAGAACAGGTCGATGTGCTCTCCGCCATACTGATCATCGGTAGCGTTCATCTCGCGGCGAATGAACCCCTTGGCGGGACTGTAGACGCTGGGGTCTTTGATACCGGAGACGTCAAACTCGCCGCCCGTGGCTTGCACAAATTCATGCACTCCGTGTAGCTGCGTCTTCGGCATACGGTTGAACTTGGCGCTGGCCTCGGGGGTCATGCAGCAAGAGGTATTGCGCGCACTCGCGAACGTTGTCCACGACTCGTCAGGCTCAGACGCCTTTGCGGGTGGGGCGGTGATCTGAAACTTTTCTGCAAGGCTCATGATTGCTCCTTAAAGAGACGGGGCCGCATGGCCCCGGACTCTTAGTTTGCCGAACCCTTGGGGGCGTAGCCTTCTTTCAGGTCACGCACACCCTGCCATCCATCATCCGGGAAGCTCATGCCGCCCGTGTAGTGGCGCAAAGGCATATCGCGGATGTCGCGATGGGGCTGGTCGCTGATGTCCATGCCGGGGGGCAGGATGTTGAACTTCGCGGCCTCACCGTAGGCGGTGCCCTTCTTGACGATGTAGTCGTCAGTGCTGGCACAGAAGCCCGACTTCTCGCCGATGTCGTTCTTCTCGCTCTGCATGTTCATGACACCCGAGTCCACTTCTTCAAACGGCTTGCCGAACTTGGTGTCGTTGCCGATCTGGCCAGTGTACTTGGCGCCCTTGCCCGAAGGCAGGTTGGGTTTTGTTGACATGTCGAATGCTCCTTATGCGGTGACGTTGGCGAGTGGCAACACGTTGTATTCCAACGCAATCGCCAAGACGCTGGATGCGTCCGTGCCGCGCTGGACGAACAGTTGGTCGCCCTGGTTGACGGTGAATCCACCCATATACGGGTAGACGCCTGCGCCGAGTTGCGCTTGGCCGGTGGTGGCGGTGCCATTAAGCGCCACAGAGTTGGTGAACCCCGCAACGTTGGTCTGGGTGCCGGTGGCAGTGCCGTTGTACAACGACGCGACAAACGGGCCGTAGGTACTGGTCGTCAACGACGGTGTGGCGCCCACAGCCGCGTTGTTCATCACACGGATCACCGAATAGGTGTCCGCATTGATCGCGGTGACAGTGGATGTACCGTTGTACAGCGTGGCAGTGGATGTGCCCGCAGCAGCAGTGACTTGCGACACTGTGATAGCGAACACCTGCAACGCGGTAAACGCCACAAACTTGCTGGTCGCGCCCGAGGCACCGGCGGCAAGGGCCGGGAACACGTGGGCCACGCGGGCCAGATAGGAGGGGTGGTCATACCCCATGCTTTTTACTGACATCTGAATTACTCCTTATTGCGTGGACCTCGCCCACATTGTTTACAGTTTGAGAGTGGCCAGCGGGCGGAGGTCCGCTGGCCCTGCGCTTGGAAAATCAGCTTACGCTTGCGAGTCCCACTTCACAATGCGCGCGTTCGCGGCCAGCGAGTGGACGATGCCGAACCCGCCCAGATAGTACCAGGCCACACCCTTGCTGCGACCGTAGTCAGTCGGGATCTTGCCACGCATTTCCTCGGGCACCGCGATGGCTTCCGCGACGGTGTCATTACCGAAGAAGAAAATCCAGTCGGACAGGCCGTTCACAAACGGCGTCATGTCGCCACCCGCCGCAGTGGCGATACCGGTGGAACCAACACCCTTGGCAATATTGGTCTGCTCGACGTAGCGGCAGTTTTCGTAGCGACCAATTTCACCGTTCATGATGAGCTTGAAGCCGGTATCCGAATACTGGTGAATCGTTTCAAGATTGTTCTTGAACGAGCGCAGGGTCGTGGGCCATGCCAAGGCATAGTAATCGTCGCCCAAGTACGCGGGAATGTTGCGTTCCTTCATCAGGTCAACGATTGATTTGGCGTGGGCATTGCCGTAAGCGACGCTGTTGGTGCCGGTGACGGTACCATTGGTGGTCAGCGTGATTGCCGAACCATTGTTGCCGCTGACTGGAATGGCGCGCAGTGGGGTGGCATTGAACTGTGCCCAACCCAGACGATCAAATGTCTTGACTGCGTCATTCTTCAGGACCTTCTGCACCAATTCCATCACCGGGAATTTGGACAGGTTGTCCAGTTTGCCCGAATACGGCACCGAGTTGCCTGCTTCCGTGATCGTCAGTGTGCCCTGAACAATTGTGAAGTTGGATTCCGGCATCGTGTTCGTTTCCGTCAGCACACCACCAGCGGTTGCAACGTCAGAGAACACATCCCAGGTGAAAATATCACCCTTCTTTTTGCCTTGTTGCGACGCATCACGAACGTCACAGAACTGGCGAAACTTCACCAGTGGCTGCACCGACATACGCAACACATTCGAGAGTTGGCGCGAGTACATAAACCCGCCCAGTGAATTGACTGCCCAAACTTGTCCTGCCATGATTGGCTCTCCTTGAAAGATTGATTAATGTTGAGTCGGTGACCCCGCCATCCACTGCGGCCCACCGCGAGATTTCGCGATGTTGGCAATAATGTCAGAGGTTGACTCGTCGACTTCTTGTTCAACCGAAGACACCGTCTTTTGGGACGCTGGTTTCGGCGCGGGCGTCACCGCCTGCTTGCGAGTCAGTTTTTCCGCACCTTGGACAGGGGCTGGAGCGGCGGCAGCGGTCTTTTTATTGACCCATGCACGCAGCGTATCGCCGATGTCCTTATACCGAACGTCGTAAGGGCGCGTGTCTCCAGACGCAAGCAACTTGCGATCAGTTTCCTGAGCAAGGTTGTTGAGAATTGGGTCGCCCACGATGTCAGCATAGTCCTTGCGGTATTGCTGGATCGCCTGGTTGAACGTCAGCCGGTCATCAATCGTCTTGGAGATGTCGGCAGTCGAAACTGATGGACGTCCTTGACGCAATGCGCGTACCGCTGCTGCCGCCTCTTCTTCACTGCCCATTTGTAAGGCCCGGGCAAAGGCCAGGTCGTCATCGACCGTATCCGGCGCAGGGTCCGCCTTGGCGGGTGCTTGCACCTTTTGGATTTGTTCCTGCCGCAGGCGCGACGCCTCCGCAAGATATTGATCAGCGGCGTCAACTTTGCTGGCCACCGTGAGCCATTCGTCCATAGTGCGCGTGACATCGCGCCCGTTGATCTTGCGGGTGATCATCTGGGTGATTGGGACCGGAGTCCCAATCGGGTCCGACTCGGCTACTTGAGCGGCAATCGTGGCGTCAGCTTCAGGGTCGACGACAGTCTCATCAACCAAATCTTCTTGAGTGCCGTCATCCTGTTGGACGGTGAACTTTTCGGTGCTGCCGTCATCATTCACACTGGAGAAATCGTCGGCATGGGCCTCGTCATTCGCGTCATTGATGCGGGCGAGTAGGGCCAAACGGGCGTCATTCCCCGTACCTACAGCGTCACCACCGTCATTATTTGTTCCGTCTTCGAGTGCCATTTTTAACTCCTGTCCTCAAGAATATTCAACGCTTGAACGCCATCACCGACAGCGTCCCGCAACCAACCGACGATACTCTCTGCGACAAAAATCTCATTTTGCAATTTTCGCACAGATTCCGCGTCGGAACAATCAACTTTTAGAAATGCGTTTTGGGCATCCTGCTTCTGCTCTATTGCGCGCGCCACCATGTAACGACCAATCTCGCTGTTCATGAATGACTCCACCTGCTTGCCGAACACGGCGCGCCGGATCATCACCACCTCTTCTTCATCTCCAGTCATGCTGCAGCCGCCATTGGTTGTTGTGGTTCAGGTTGTGCTGCTGCCTGCGCCATCGAATGCTGATGCTGCTGTTGATTCTTCTCCAGTGAGTGTTGATGAGCCAGACCCATCTTGGCCACATCATGAGCAACCGATTGGTCTTGCTCCCGAATCGCCCGCAGGTGCGTGGTGGCATTGCGCATGTTGTTGTTGTCTTCCTTGATCTGCGTGGTCTTGATCTGAGTCTCAGCAAGAATTTTGGAAGATTCGAGTTTGACCTGGTGCCCAGTCATCTTCTCCTGCACCTTGGTAGTGAGGTCTTGGATAACCTTGGCTTGTTTCTGAAGCTGAGCTTGCATCTGAGCGATATTTGGGTCATCGTTAGTGAAGAATCGGCTCCCGTCGCTGTACCCCATGTGGCCAAATATCTCCTTACCAATCTCGGCCAAGTTGAGGCCGGGAACCGGTTCCTTAACCATGCCGATGTAAGTCTGCATACCAGCCAAGAACTTCTGCAGCTTCATCTGTGGATCTGTCGCACCCATGCCCACGTTCACTGTGAGTGTGAGTTCCTTTTCCAGAAGATCATCAGTCACCTCGTCGATTCCAAACTTCTGGAATAGTTGCGCGCGCTTTGCCACAATCGCCAGAATCACTTGGTCAGTCTCGTAAAACTGCTCCAAAAGTACCACTTGACGCAGAACCGGCTGCACGAACGTTTCAACAAAGGTGCGCAGCAGATACTCGACTAATGTCCCAGTAGACTGCTGCAGGATTGCCATGTTGCGCGCAGGCCCAGCAATGCCCTTGTCGGCCATGACCTGCCCGGCGCTAAAGTTGCCCAAAAGGTCATTCATGTCGTTGTCAACACGACCCTGCTCCTCGAACGCCGATGCTGTGACGTCCGGCCAAGAGATTTCGCGCACATCGTTGATGGGATCTTCCATCATCACCGCACCACCAGGCACGTTGCGCATGAGACCGCTGATGTCAACGTCACGCCCACGCTTGACGAACCACTTCTTATTCAACACAAACTTGACGTTGTCGATGCGCTGATTGGCGATCTCGTTTGCTTCTTCCACCAGACCCTTGCCAAGAGTGGGAAGGGAAGATGGCATCACCTTGTGCGTCTCAATGATGCAATGACCCATCACATAGGGCCGCTGACCATGAAACACCGTTTCCTTGAGGGGTCGTGGGTCAGTGAGCAGGGCTTTGTCACTGAGGGTGTAGAACTCAACGTCCTCACCATCGCGACGGTGGATGTGCCGCTGCACCCAAACAATCTCGTAGTCCGGTAGCGACTTGCCATCTGGTGAGTATGCGTCTTCACGGTCCCTACCGCGCGCGACTCGGGTGCTGTCGGCCATCGCATCGGATGCTGACCGGATCAAACTGTCACCAAGCATACGCCATTTACCCTGCTCCATCTTCTCCTTGATGTCCATGATGTACATCGGGATGAGTTGGATCACATAGGGCGAGGAGTTGATCGGGTCCATCCAGTTGGCGCCTGGATCGATTCGCAAATTTTCAACAGGGAACAAGTCGATTACCGGTCTGTCAACTTTAGGCTTGACCTCCGCAACCGCTTCGATTGCAACCTTTGCAGGTCCATAGTCCGCATATTCATCTTGACTTGGCGGCTCCAGTGGATCCCCACCGGCTGGGCTGGTCAATTGAGGAGGAATTACCTCGGAATCCTCTGGTAGATCCGCCGCTTCTTGTTTTGGGTATTCATCGTCTGTCTCTGCCGACCCCATGGACAAAGGACTGATTTCAACTTTGGCATCTTTGACCTCGGCTGCTGCTTGGAACTCCCAATAGATGTGCGCGCAGGCCACGCCCACGGTTTGAGCATCCTGAATGCCACCCAACACGATCTGGTACCAGGGGATCGACTTGGTCAGTCGGTACTGCAGCAACTCCTTCATGACGGAAGCACTTGCCACCTCCACTTTATTACTGGGGTCCATCGCTTGGACACTCGTGGTGTCCATGTTGCTGAAGAATGCGGCGGCTGCGGCGGCCTCATTCTTGCGGATGATCGACCGCATCTTGGGACGGTACAACTTGCTGCGCTTTTCAAACGCGGGGGCGTTGTATTTGCTGTCCCCGGGGTGCTGGTTGTTGAACGCGCGAATCGAGTCGTCCCAGTTCTTTCGATAGTTGTTGTCAACGTAGCTGGTGCTGTCGCGATAGGCGTCTTGTGCCCGTTTCAACCAGTCACCGTCACCATATCCACCGGACTTTCCATCCTGCGGCGCGATCTGCGCGGTGGGGGCGCGATTGTTCTGGTTGATCATTCCCATTAGAGCTTCACCTGCAGTTCATTGGCCACAGAGAACGGGACCCCCTCGTTGCGCTTCACACCCACAGCGCGGTCGTCATACAGAGCGATCATTCCGCTGTCCTTTTTGTTGGTGACGGGGAGAACTTTACCGAGATGTTCTTGGCACCAGCGGCGGATTGCCGGGTGGGGGCGGCGGGCGGTGAAGATGCGGACATCGTAACCCTCCTTGAGCCAGCCTTTGACGCGGGAGACCATGGCATCCACAGGTTTGCCCACGTGGTCGTCTCCTCGGAACTCATCGTAATGCGCCAAAGTTCCATCCAGATCAACGCCGATCCAGGTGTCATGAACATCAGAAGTGGAATTCATCTTCCCACTTCTTCCCCAACTCGCCCTTGTCCACGCCTTTGCTCGGGTTCTGCACGGGTGGGGGAGGAGGCGCCTTGCCTTCCACGGCCTCACGGATTTGCTTGTCGCGCGGGTGCTCTTTCTCCTTGCCCGTGCCGGTCATCCGCTCCCAGATACTGCGTGTTTTTTCTTCAGCCATGATTCACCTGCGCGCTTGATTGAAACGAAGATTCCACGGCTGACCCATCTCACCGGAGTTGATCCCATGGGGTTGCAGATGTGGTGCGAGTTGGGGGGCTGCGGCCTGTGCAATGGCACCGCCGAGTTGTTGCATCGGCTGTCCGACCTGTGCTTGCTGCGGCGGGGCGTAACCCATTGGCATTGGAGAAGGACCCATCACACGAGCAGAACCCACGCCTGGTTGAACTGGGGCGGCAGGAGCGACAGCGCCCATGCCGGGCCGAGCGACCACACCTTGCGCCTGCGGCGGCGCGATTCCAGCGCCACCCATCGCAGGCTGACCACCATTCATGCCTCTGGCGCGGATCATCGCCAGTTCTTGAGCTTGATTCATCATACTGTTCTCCTTAACTGAGTTGATACTGCTCACCGAACTCACCGTTCCACCGGCCACGGGACATGCCCATGCGTTCCAGCAACTCTCCACCTGCAATCATGGCCACGTAGGCCAGTTTCTTAGGCGTCATCTTGTCGCTGGCATCGATGGTGTATCCGTACTTGGCCTCACCGGCCATGTGCTTGACCACCAGCGTCATCCCCGGCGCCCAGCCCACCATCCACGGGTGATCGGGATAAGTCTTGCACAAAATGGTAGCCACTTCCTTGGCCTTGTGCTCCATCTCCACCGACTCGCTGTCGAAGCTCGTCACCTCGACTGTCTGAACATCGACGTCGAGTTGGCGGTCGTGAATGTTGCTCATGGGTCAGGGTTCGATAGGAGGAGTCACGACGTCCAGCACCGGCTCAATTGGAGCGGGTGCTGGGGAAGTGGTGCCGGTGATGTGCAGCCACAGGCTGGACAAGAATCCTTTGACTTCGGCAACATCCGCATTCAGGACACTGGCTGCGGTGGTCTCAAGCTCAACCAAACTTGCCTTTTTAGCAGCGAGTTCTGCCTCAATTGTGGCGATTTCGGCTTGAATATTTTCGCGAAGTGTAGTCATGGTGCGGTTTGGTTCAGAGTTGGAATTTCAGCGGGGGTTGCTGGGGCAGGGGATGGGTCCAAAAACGCGGCGGCAGCCGCCTTGATGCCGTCAGCATACCCAAGATCGTACACAGACTGCACAGCCGCTTCATGAGAATGATTGAAGTTCTCAGAGTAAGTCTGAATCGGAGATGACATGTTTGATGCTCCTGAATGTGGGGGGAATTATGCCGTAGTCTTTTGCAGTGACGGTGATTATTTTATGTGCGACCAAGATCATGCAAGGTTCGGATTATAAATACCTGTGTTGTTTTTGTCAGTCGAGTCGTACCTGCGCCCGTTACTGAACTCATAGACGCCGTGGTCCGGGGCCTGCCACTCGCTGCCCCACGCGCGCTGCGCCAGGTCGTTCCATGAAATGGTGCGGGTGACCACAGCGTTGCCGAGGTTGCCGATATTCACAGCGGCGGGTGGGTTAGTGGCCATTTTCGTTCTCCAGCCAATCGGTGTAAGTTGCAACACAGTCGTACAAGGCGAGTACCTCTTCACGCACGTTGTTTGTGTCCTGCTCCATCGCGTCCAGAACCCTCGACCGCTGTGATAGCCGCAGATTCACCTCGACCAAGTGTTTCGCCACAAGTTCCTTGGGCGTGGGTTCATGGCTCATGTCCGAGGTCCTTCAAGATGCTGACAAGACGCTGAATTATCTTCGGGGAGTCACCATCGATGGTGATGGATGACGGGGACCCTTCAGTCTTACGATAGATGAATGTGGCAACCGCTTCGTCGCCAGCGGTGATATATGCCTTAACCTCCAGGCATTCACGTGTATTCTGGTTCTGCATAGGAAGGTTCATTTCGTCTTGGCGCAATGGGTTCCATGTCATATATCCGGGCGGCTGCGTCGATTGCATCCTTCAGTCCGTGCGGAAAGTAGTGGAATTGTAGCTTCAATTGAGCAGTCAGGTCATATAAATTTCCATGCTCGTCCTTACGGCGGATGGGGCGCGCGATGCGGTAGTCATATCCAGTGCCCAACATGTGCCGCTGTATCTTGGTCAGGTTCTTCTCGTCCGTCTCATAAGGGAAGAAAATCTTGTGGGACCGGCAGTCCGGCACCAGCCGCTGCACCCGGTCGGTCTTGGATCCCTCACCGTCGCGCGGCCATGCCAACTCCTTCACCTCGAAATGTGGGCGGTCGGGCAACCGCATCTGCTCCTTGAAGTAGTCCAGGTCCGCTTGGGCGCCGAACGACTCGTACCCCATCTTGACCTGCTGAACCCCAGTCGCGCTGGCCCACTTGATGTACATCCGCGCAAAGTTCTCCCACCGCTCCTTCAGGTCCATCTTGTGGTTGTACCCATCCAGCAGATATTTGTTGTTGCCCGCGTCGATGCCGATCACAATGATCGCGGTGTTGGCTGAGTCCTTCTTCTTGGACCGGGCCGGATCACACATGACATAGACCGCCAGTGTCTCTGGTCGCACCTCGTACACCTGCAAATCCTCGATGTTGAATATCCGCTGCTCACCGCTCAATGGGTTCTGCAGGTACTGACACGCCAGATCAGAGTCGGTGTTCTTGAGCAGTCGCTTGTCCCACTCGCTCTGCGGAAACAGAACCGGCACACCGTCCCGGGTCCCATCGTGTGTGGCCGGGTATATCCGGGGCACCAGCGCCTTGCGGTTGATGATCCACTCATAGGTGTCAGCATACGAGTATCGTGTGCCCACCATCCACTCTTCGCCACCCACGGTCCCCAAGGACTGACTCAGCGAGTATGCATCCGTGGTCTTTTGACTCTGCTCTGGGGTCGAGACGCTCTTGTCGGTCACGACGTCGTCGTATATCCGCAGCTTGTAGTGCTTGCCAATCGGCTGCCCGTCGATCAGTCCAGACGCCTCCACCGTCGCTTCTTTGGAGTTCCCCTCACGCTTGACCACGATCCCATCCGTCGACCACCGCTGCGCCTGGCGCGAGGGGTTGTCCCACAGAATCTCAGGGAACAACTTCTTCAGGTTCTCATTGGTCTCAAGCTCCACCTTGATCTGCCGCAAGAAGTCGATGGCCAACCCTGACACGTTCGAGAATATCCCAATCGTGATCTCCGGATCCTGCAGTATCCGCTGGATCGACCCGCCAAATGTGATGATGGTGCTCTTGTAGTGCTCGCGCGCCCACAGGTCAATGTGGCCAGTGGGGTCCCGCTCCACCTCGCGGCAGCGTTCATACAACCACGGGTGCAGCATGTCCCGGCGCCGACACATCTGAACCAGTAGGTAGTAGCGGTCCCACAGACACAAGGAGCGCACCCCGATCAGGTCCCGCCCACTGTCACTGATCTTGTCCCAGGCGCCAAAGAGATCCGGACCAAACGGAAGGTCAAGGGTGGGTAGGCGCATTACTCAGCACAGGTGGCGGCCAGATACATCGCCCACAACAGAATAGCCACGGTCCACACGGATGGCCATATCACGGCTACCACCATCCAGAAGAACAGCACCCAGAGCATGGTTAGTTGAATGTGGCGTTGTTCAGCATCCCGGGCTTGACGGGTTGCTTCTTCACAGGCTTGGGCGCGGGCTTGACCGGCTTCTTTATGGGTTTGAGCGCCATGATCAGTCCAGGCTCGATCCGTTGTAGGCTGTGCGCTTCTGGTATGCCTGATCGCACATCAGGTGGTCCTCCAGCTTCTCCGCTATCTTCTTGTTCGATATGCGAGCGATCATACCGTCGAGTTCATAGGAGCCCGACAAGTCTTTGATCGTGCGCCAGTCCTTTGGGCAGCATTCGTGGTTCGTGTAGTGGGAGAGCTTTTTCATTTAACCTCCAGTTTTTTGACTGCGTAGTCGAGTAGCTGCGCCGGGGTGAACACAGCCATGGCGATCTTGATAGGCCCACCATCAGCCCCCTCGATCTGCTGCACGATTTTATCCCCATACACCTCGTTGTAGTCTGCCCCCATCACATATTTCCGTGAGTCGATGCGTAACTTGGAACGAGCCACATCTTCGAGGGGGTTGTCCACAGCATCGGCAATCTCAATGATCTCACCGGCAAACACTTCGGCTCGTAGCTGCTTGGCATCCTTGAATCGCAAGCGGCGCTCAGAGTCCTTGTTCATCCAGCGCAGGAAGGCGCCCCGCTCAAACTCGCGAATGTCCTCGGCAAGCAAGGTGTTGAGATTCCCACCTCCTGCGATCCCTTCGAGGATGCGCTCAAAGACGATGGGGTACTGGACGAGTTTGAGTTCCAGCAGCGCCTGTTCATGGGTGAGCGCAGGCACAGGTGCTGTGAGCCAATCAGGAACAAGCCACGCAGGAAGAGGAGTCTCTTTGTGCTTGGGTTCAACATCTGTGATGCTTTGGTTCATGGTGCAAATTATAGCCAAAAGGTGGTTCTTTGTGTCTCACCTTTAGTTTGTCATTTGGTCTTGTTTCCAAAAAATTGGTGAAAAATTTTCTAGGGGATTTGTGAAATCTGAGAATTTAAGAACTTTGAGTGTCTGGGTTCAGGGATGCTTTTTCTCAACCACCAGGTTAAGCCCTCATGGGACCCATGACACCATGGTCGGCCTGGCGCGCGGGTCCTGTTTTCCAAATACCCACTGTATGGGTTCTGGTTTCACTGCAGCACCATGGTAGACCACAGACTAGAGCCATGGGTCAGAGGGTCACAGAACCCAGGGTCACTGAACCCAGGGTCACTGAACCCAGTATCACTGAACCATTACCTAGTACCCAATGGGTCAGAGGGTCACAGAACCCAGGGTCACTGAACCCAGTATCACTGAACCAGACCCATTACCTAGTACCCAATGGGTCAGAGGATCACAGAACCCAGGGTTAACGGATGCCAATATAATGCACTGCTGTATAAAGTCACAGTGGTTATTACTTTAGTCTGTCGTCCGTATGACAAATGGCTACTGCGTGCGCGAGATATATTTTTTTCTATGTTTCTTGTTTTTTTCGATTTGCGATCTGTAAAACCCCAGAACCCACTATTCGGCTATTCAGAGGTCAGACTAATGCAACACTAGGCAACATGGCATCCATGACCCCCCACAATCGGCATAGAATCCGATAAAC